ATGCGTTACCACATACTGTCGTGCTTACAAAGTCTGGTTGATAAGCCGAAATTTAAGGGCGGGTGTGAAATGAATGGTGTTCTGTTTATGACAAAGCAAATGGCAGCGACCAGTATTCAGGACCTGATCACCTTCCTGCGTCTGTTTCCTGCAGCTGAGCTGATCTGTGATGCCGACTCCGGCGTGATGACTGTTGAACTCAATGATGCACCAGCACCATTTAGGGCGTCGTTTTAGTGGAGATATTGGCGGCTACCTTTTCCCTCTGTTTCAGGTAAACCGCCCTTTTTCACAACGATAAGGGTATTTGCAAAGCGGGTGTTTTCGGACGCTTTAGACACGTGGAGTAAGTGCCCTTTTCGTTGTGGTGAATGACGGATGATGACCGTCAAACGGTTGAGATTGATAAGCAGGCGAGACGTTCTAAGCGAGCAAATGGACTGATCGAACGCGGAAGGTACGGGCGGCTACGATGAAAAACACCGCGCCACTGAGCTGGATACGTGATCACCAGCCACCACAACAAAGCCCAGACGATATCTGAGTGGCTTAAAAAACAGATGGGAGCCGGTGGAAACCCGGCACGCAACAGGTAAGAGCATTGGCCGATGGCGGGTATAGCGCCAGAAGCGCCCTGACAGTGCTCTCACCGTTGTGGTGATGGCGCCAAGTGCGAGCGCGGCAGAACCGGCATCCACATATTCCAATCGTGCGATGCTTCAAGTCTAAAGTCGCCGCTCTGGATGTTGCCCGTTCTGCCAGAGCTCCGGGAGGCACCCGGCATCACAACTTCTTTCCAGTGTGGAGAGCGCGGCTGTGGGTCAGTGCAGAGACCCACCAGCCATTTACGTCTAATCCCTTCGATTTATTGCCATTACCGGCAAGGGATTTTATCAACCTGAATTCGTGTGGAGACGATATGCAGAAGCCAAATGACAACATCACTGTCGGGATTGTCACCCTTCCCTACAGCGTAATTTTGGGCGGCTGGTTAATGCCTGATGGCACCGTAATTAAAAACCCAATCACCGCGCAAAACGCCGCTGAGCGCCTGAATAACGCGCCACGTTCGATCCACTGAGGCCACCAGCATGCAAAAGAATTTATCAAACAAAGAACTGGTCGCTGCAGGGCATAAGTTCGCAGCCAATATCAGCGCAGATACGCCGCTGCTCGATATGGCGAAGATGGTCAGTGAGCTGGCAACTCAGCTCGATGTGGCGCTGGCAGCTGCTGCTGAAGCATGTAAGCAGCGTGGTGCGGTGACGGCGGAGAATGCGGCGCTGGTCAATTACATCGATGGTGAGTGCTACACCGAAAGTAAGCGCACTGGCGTGTACACATGTGCTGGCATGAATAAGCCAGCGTCCCCAGCCACTGACGCTTACCTGAACGCGGTGCGGGCGGAGGGGGTGGAGATGTTTAGCAAACTAATTGAGCACACATCCGGGATGCTTTACGCAGACAGCGTTAAATCTACATGCACTGATTTCGCCGCTCAGCTCCGCGCCGGCAATGCTGGTAAGGATGGTGTGTGATGGCTAAATGCAACTGCTTAGACCAGGCCAAAGAGAAGCTGCACGCACATCTCATGCAGGGAGTTCCTGCGGGTAGCGAGCTTGGAAGTCGCTGGGACGGCTGCGGCTGGGACAACGAAGTAATGATGTGCGGTAAAAACAGCGGTATCGCTGTGATGCTGAAATACAAACTGGCCTTCCGCGCTAAAAAGAAGAATGGCGAATTAGCAAAAAACTACACCCGCAAAGAGGTCTCTCTGAAGATGACTTACTGCCCATTGTGTGGCGTTAAGCAGGAGAACAACCATGACTGAGCGCGGGATGATTTTCAACGCCGAAATGGTTCGTGCAGTTCTGGATGGCCGCAAGACGCAGACGCGCAGGATTATGACCGTGCAGCCAACGCCAAGCAAAACGCGTGAAGGCGATTTCCGTTTCCCCTGCAACAAGCTGAAATCCATGATTCATGTTTCACAGTTTATTCCGGGCAATTCTCCAGTTACTGACGCGCATGAGTTTTTCAGCATTTGTTGCCCATTCGGTGCAGTAGGCGATCGCCTGTGGGTGCGTGAAACGTGGGCAGAAGCTGGCGGCAGCGCGCCGGAATTGCAGCTTTACCGCGCAAATTATCCAGCGCATGTGCCATCTAAGTATGAAAACGTGCCGCCTGCTGAAAGTATCCGCTGGCGTCCATCCATCCACATGCCGCGCAGGGCTTCCCGCATAACGCTGGAGATTACCGGCGTGCGCGTGGAGCGGCTGAATGACATTAGCGAAGACGATGCGAAGGCTGAAGGTGCGCCAACTGAGTGTTGCGTTATCGGTGATAAGCATTTCCTCGGTTTCCGGAGTCTGTGGCGATCCATCTACGGCGCTGACAGCTGGCAGGCTAACCCGTGGGTGTGGGTCATTGATTTTAAGCGCGTGGAGGGGAGTGATGCTGAGACACAGAACCACTGTTAAGCAGCTGATCAACCAGCTGCGCAAAATGCCACAGGATGCGCTGATCGTCTGGCAGGATCATGACCATTACGAGCATGAATTTAATGCGATGGTCAACGAAGCGGTATTAGGCAATGACGCATTGTGTGAGAACGTGGGCGTAGAACCTGGAACAATCGTAGCGTTGAGGGGCTAATCAATGCCTAAATCACCCGCCGAACGCAAAGCAGCGCAGCGCGCCCGGCAGGCAGCTGCCGGTGTGACAAAGATTGAACTGGTGCTCGATGCACAGGAAGTAACGATGCTGGCGCAGAACTGCGCCGCTCGTCGCCCAGGGCGCGAACCCTACGACCTCAGCGAATACATCACCCTGCTCATCCGGAAAGATAACGCTGAGCTGCAGCAGTTAATCGCAGAGCTGGGAAAGCGTAACTGTGGCCGCTGTGGTGATCAGCTGCCAGTGCAGGATTGTCCCTGCAAAGGTGAAGCCGCCTGCTGGGTTAATGGCGGCTGGCATGAGACCAAGCTGAATATTTTACCGTGACATGTCACGCGGGGATTTTATGAATAATTTAATGATCGACCTGGAAGGCTTCAGCCTGAAACCCGATGCGGCTATAGCCTCAATTGGCGCCGCATTCTTTGAGCCGCAGACCGGCACAATCGGCCAGTGCTTTTATACCGCCGTTGACCTCACGTCAGCGCAGCTGGACGGCGGACGCATTGATGCTGATACCGTCATTTGGTGGATGAAACAGTCATCCTCTGCCCGCGCGGCCATCACAGGCGACGCAACGGATATCAGCCTGGCGCTGTCCATGCTCAGCGAACTCATCATTAATGAGTGCCCTGCAAATCTGGTTCAGGTATGGGGAAACGGCGCTAACTTCGATAACGTCATTCTGAGAACAGCATACGAACGCAGCGGCATTGAGTGCCCGTGGAAGTTTTTCAATGACCGTGACGTGCGAACGATCGTCGAGCTGGGCCGCGCTGTCGGTTTTGACCCGAAGAAAGACATGCCTTTTACCGGAGAAGTTCACAACGCACTGGATGATGCCATTCACCAGGCGAAATACGTGTCAGCAATCTGGCAGCGGCTTATCCCTGCCACCAGCAATATTTAA